AGCTGTGTTGATTGCAAACTCTTTCAGTTTCTGGTTTTTCTTTTTTTGTTTCATCAATGTTTCCTCCTTCCTTATGTATATATAATAACACGCGTTGCGTATTTTGTCAAGCCTTTTTATAAACATTTTTTATTTTTTTTGCAATAAAAAAGAGGGCTTTCGCCCTCTTGATTAGTCAAATATGTCGGCTAGAATATCATCAGAAATATCGCCTAGAACATAAGCCCTTTTGATTGCGTGCTTTTTGATATAAGCCTTTGCCGATTCATTGGTATACTTATTGACTAGTAGTACAGGATAGTCACCTAGATTGCTTGCCACTAGTCCGTCTGCCCAAGCATTAACTAAAATCACAGTATCTGCGTTAGGGTAGAATAGGTCAGCAATTTTTGTTGATGTCTCGTACCTATCTAATCCGTCAAGCCTTGTCACCTTGCCGATGTCTGCAAGCTGACGCTCAATATCCTTTGACACTACGCTATCGCCACCTAGTATGATGTACTCTAGGTCAGACTGCTTGTCCAAAAACGACGCTTGCTTGATTGTGAGATAGTCTCCCACCATCATAACAGGGTATCTGACTGTCGATACAGACACTCCGTCAGCCCAATCTTTACCACTTGTGATGATTAGCTTTTTAGCCCCCTTTATACACTCTTTAAGCACCTCTAGGTTAGTGTCATATCTATCAGTACCGCTGAGCACATTTACTCCAGCACCATTAATCTTTACATCACCACCGACAACTGTTGTCTCAAGTCCATTAGTACCCTTGCACTCATCATATACTAGATTAGCATTTTTAGTGTATGCAAGATAGCCGGCACTCAAGCCATCTGCAAATGTCTTGCCACTAACAACAACCTTGTTAGGCTTTAGATGTGATTCAGCGATTAGGTCAGCAGTCTTGTACCTATTTTCTCCGTTGTACCTAGTTATCTTGACATCTGATGGAATAGATTTCTGCTCGACCACAGGCTGAGCATTTCCACCATTGTAGTAGTATTCTGCCCTGTGATAGAGTTCGTCTAGTCGGTCATACCAAGTACCAGGGCAAGCTGTAGGCTTGATATCTTTGTGCCCTCTAAGTGGCAATTTGCGACCATAGAATCGCCATATATCAGCGATAAGCTCAGCCACTGTCTCAAAGTCAGCTGGTCTACACTCAGGGCGACACTCAATGCCGATTGACCTAGAATTTTCTTCCATATCTCCCGAGTGCCAAGCGACGTTAGAATAACTAACGATACAAGCCACTCTGCCAGCCTCAGCTACTAGATGAGCCGACGCTCCACTTTTAGGATTGCACAGCCAATTAACTGGCGTCATAAATGCTTGACCCATCAGCCCCCACCAATGTATCAAGATTTCTTCAGGATGATTCTGATTCGTCTCTCCGACAAAGTATTTGCCATAGTTAGGACTGTCAAAGTCCTCTATAAATTGATATGCCATAGCCTACTCCTTGTCTGTTTCCTCTACATCGTTTAATTTCAAAATCTGCTTAAAAATCTGATGCAAGCCTGTGCTTGCAAGTCCACTAATCATACCACTTGCAATCGCAACAAGAGTTATTTCGCGAGCGTTGATACAGCCTAGCACGGCTCCTAATATCGTTACTGTAAGTGGTATGTACTTGTTGTCGGTCGGTAGAAACTTTTTCATCAAGTAACCTACTACCAAACAAACTGCGATAACTAGTGGGATGTAAAGATTTGTTAAAAATTCAAGATTCATGATATACCTCCTTGAATGAAAATTAAAAAGGTGGATTGATTTCCACCCTTACCTAACTAAAATATTTTGAATAACTAGTGTCATTCCCGATCCTATTAACACGGATATGATAGCTTGGACAACTGCGTTCCACCTCATTTTAGGTACTTGCTCAAGTGCATTGATTCTTTCGCCTTGCTCGTTGAGTTCCTCATGATGCATATCCATTTTTTGTATCATAAGTTCTATGTTCGTGTTGATTTTCTGTATTTCCCTTGTCATGTCCTCAACAATCGTCAATCGCGTATTCATTCTTTTGATTTCGTCATCGTGGCATTGGATCTTGATGTCAATGGTATTCTTGCGTTCTAGCCACTCTTCCCTTGTCAGTTCTCCCATATGCTCCTCCTATTTCCACTTGCCGATTGCGTAGATCTGTAAGTTTAAAATGTCTGCAGATGCGGAGCTCTGACTCGCTGCCACCGTCAGCATGGTTGTATTTTGCGTGTTGATTGTTTGAGCCGCAAACGAATATCCGTTGCCAATCTGCGCTGATGCCGTTACGTTTGGCTTTGCGATAAATCGACAAGACGCTGGAAATGTAAACGTTTTTCTGTTAAAAATCATGTTGTTCCAGGCTCCAGCAGTCCATCCTAACCTAGAGTCCGAATCGGCTGTCTTAATAAGCTCTAATCTCCCTCTCTTCCATTTCACGAACTGCCATCCATCGACTTCGCCTTGCTCTATGACATAATCCTGAGCTCTTCCACTTCCGTTATATAGCTCATTGATTGCATCTGCGAGATTTCTTGCGCTGGTTTTTAACATGCTTGCGTTACCCATGTCGTCTCTAACTCGCTTTATCTGGTCTGCGTACTTTTCATCTGTGACTTTAATTTCTTGCTTGAGATCCTGGGCAAGTGTGCCGGATAGTGCTGAGTTCACGGTTCCGAAGCTATCACGTAGCTGTAGCCATAGGTTGTCAAATAGTCCGCGATACTCTACAGCTGGAACTACCCAACCACAAAGATTTGAATCCATCCTTGTGTCAGATATGTTGACAGCTTCAATTGAGGTTGTACGAGCTGGGATGTAGACATCAGCTATTGCTAGCTCATAGTAGTTCGATTCGCGGATTAGATCCTGGGCAACAGGATTTGTTGCAGCAACGCCCTCTTTTAAATAGATGTCTATATCTCGTCTATCCTCTGCAGTGTCAAATCTTAAAACGATACGATCTATACGAGGAAGGCTCGATGCTGGAGACAATGTGATTTGTCTGTTATTGCTTTCTTTAAAGACCGCGCCCTCGATGATTGCGCCTCCTGGTTTTACATTGACGGTCATACCTCCGTGTGCCGTGACCATTAGCCCATCGATTGGATTAATAAACACACCGTTTCCCCAGCACATCTTGTTGAAATCTCTTTCATCCTGGGCTGTGATTGCTCTGTCCCATTCATTTCCGATTATACTTTTTGATTCAAATGGAAAACTCTTTGCCATACTATACATCCACCTTTCTGTAAATTTGCCTGTTAGGAGTTCCAAAAACAAGCTCGACTTTTACTGTATTTTTAGAGTGAACCTCTCTAACCTCAACGAGCCTCGAGGTAAATTCTTTTTGTATTGAGTCAATATTTATAGTGCAAATATCGCCCAGGTCGTAGTCTTTGAGATAATAAAAACGATGCTGCAATGCATCTACCGAGATAGTCTCTTGTTTGTAGTTATTTAACATTTCTAGCTTTGCTGCATCCCTCATCTTAGACCTTATGAGTGCCTCGTTTTCGCTCTTGATTTCAACACCGCTAATACTTGCACTGAAAACTTTGAGCGGAATACAGTGCCCAAGATTACTTGGCATGTTACCATCAAACTGTACATATTCGTGTATTGCTCTGACCTTTTTGCCGTCCTTCCAAAAGTCATGTACCTCGTTTGATGTCTTAAAGTCATCAGGGATTTCCTGGCTTGCCAAAAAACCACTGTATATACCGCTTTCGTCACATGCGTATTCGCACTTTGAAATGTTGCCCCAAGCCTCGCCAAAGAATACCTCGTCTCGCAAATCGCGTCCCTTTTGAATGTGCAGCTCAATGCCTAGAAGCGGTTTACCTGGTTCTTCTTTTGCAGAGAAAATTGGTCTGCAAATAAGTGTATATCCTGCAGACTTTAAAGCCTTCCGCATCGCAGAGCCTGTACTTTCGCCGAGTTCTGCGCTTATAGATAGCTCGTTTGGTACATCACTATCTGCGCTAAGCCTTGCACCATTAACCGCGCCACCTTCTGCGGCCCAATGTGGTTTGCCATATACGTCTCCAGATTCAGCGTATTTATAGCTCACTGTTTCAAGTATCCACTGTTTTAGCCTCTTTTTAACTTCAGCCTGTCCCTTGAACGTCACTGACGAAATTGGTATTGTGTAAGCACTCCAGTCGAGTACTTTGTCGATAAAAAAGCCCGATAGCGTTACAAATTCACCATTATTCTTTTCCTCATACACGACCTTTTGTACCATCGCAGTTTCCGGGCGCCCTATACACTGTATGTACTCGACATCTGGGTCATAGTCCTTTGCTGCCATGTATAGTACAAATGACCCGCACTCAAAATATTTCCTACTCCATTGCAACTCGACAAAGTCAATCATCTTGACCTCTTCGCCGAATTTGTTTAAGCACTTAATCATTTACACACCTCCGTATCTGCCGATGTAGCTTACTTCTGCGGTAAATGCTGTATTACCATCTTTCGAGATTTTGATTTGATTGTCACCATAGCCAAGTACCATCTGCATAAGGTCTCTAGCGTCAAAATCGCTGTATGGTACGTCTTTACCATTCTTTTTGACCGTTCGCTTGTCACAGTCAATAACGAGGACGTCAGCCGCATTTAAGACCGTTTTCACGCTTGTCTTAATGTCACCCATCTCGATGTCAATACCAGGAACATAACCGGTTGATTTTATTGTGATAACGATTGGAGCCGGTTCGCTTCCGAGATAATTGATTGCCTTTGTGTCAGTCTTTGTTATCTCACCAAATGCGAGCTTGCCACCTCCTGGAGCATAGTACCTTGTCCAGTGCCACATAGGGGTCACGGAGCTAAAGCTTGTCGTTTCTTTGTTATCTGCGAATAGATCCGGGTAAGGCGACATAAGACTAATTGACAAGTCAGGACTATCATATATATTTGCGCTTGGATAATTGGCAGCTACTAGCTCGCATTCTTTTGCTAAAAGCGTATTGCCTAGATATGTGACCTCAAGTTGATATGTGTAATTCGCATTGTAAAACCCGAGTACATTTCTGCGTTCCGATTCATACTTATCATCACTTGCTCTGAAAGATGCTGTGAATGTAATTAGTCTTGATTTCTTGCGTTTGCCCGTTACAATATCACCGTTTCCATAGCCTCGAGGTTCACTAAAAATCTCAATCTCAGGGAAGTCGACACCTGTTAGGGATTCTACTCCCCAATCTTCTTTTCCTAACGTATGCCTTAGCCCATCTGACCGTATTACATTTAGTTCAAATAGCTCAAATTTCTTGCTCACTAATGTCCTCCTAAACCTAAAATAACAGCCTCTTTACGTATAGCTCTTGCTATGTCTGCTGGAGACTGTATTTTATCTTCGAATATTATTGTTTGCTCAATTTTTGTTGCACCTGGTACTTGCACACTTCCTGCATTAGCACTTCCATAGATAGCCTTTGGAACTACGCTCTTTTGATTACTTATAGCAGTATTGATTTTTGCAAAGTTGACATCTACATCAATACCGCCTATCGCGCTATCGATGCCAGTACTTACTTTACTTCCGGCTCTAAGTGCATGCTCTATGCTCTCCTCGATAGCTCTGTCAAGGAGATATGCGTTCCTACTTACTCCGACAGCCATGCCCTCAGGAAACGACTTACCGAGTCCATCTCTAAATAGCTTTGATGGAGAATTCATTCTAGCCTTTTTGCGTCCGGCTTTATCTGATTGCTCTACTACGTTTGCAACTGCATTTTTGACGGCTTGTGCTCCAGCATTTATGCCAGCAATTATGCCATCACAAAAGCTTTGACCCAAGCCACTCCAGTCGCATGAATTTCTTGCATTAACTGCAGCATTAAATGCGCTCATGACAGCATCGCCTGATGCCTTTGCAACTTTGTCTCCACCACTCTTCGTCTCGCTCTCCATACTTTTATACTTATCGCGAGCAAGCTGAAGTTCCTGTTCAGAGGCCTCTATTGCGTCCTGAACTTCTTGCGTATTAAAGTCCTTTTGCAATTCTTTGAGGTAGGCCAAATTATCTTCCTTGTCCTTAATCGTGGCTTTGAGGTCATCCTTTTTCATACCCTCAATCTCAGACATTTTTTTAGCATGGTCCTCGGCAATCATTGTTATTTCAGAGTAATTTCCTGCCTCAAAGTCCGCATACATTTTCTCATACGCTTTTCGTGTTGCTAGTGAATCTTTTAGGGAGTTTTCTGTTTTCGAAATTTCCTTACGTTTATTTTTCTCAAGTTCTTTGTACTGACTTAGCGCTCCTTTGGCTTCTTCTAATTCACGTCCTGTCGCGCCTTTGGTTTTTTCTTCAGCTTCTTTTCGTTTTTGAACAATTTCATCAAGCTCTTTTTTTTGCTGAACATACATGTCAATCTCTTTTTGTTGTAGCTCTAGTGCTTTTTTATAACCTTCTTCATTCGACTTAATTATGATTTCAGCTTTCTTTTTCTCTATATAGCTATCAATTTGCCCTTTGATTTCGTCATACTTCTGTATCTCTCCATCTACCATCTGTATTTCAAGCCCAGTTGCTTCCTTTAACTGACCAACAATAAAGTTTGCACGGTCCTGGTAGCCATCTTTTACTCTACCGTTTGCGTCAACTATTGTTCCTAGTTCCTGAGCAAGTTTTTTCGTGTTATTGATCTGGATTAAGTCTTTTTCGAGTTGCTCCTCAGCGGTCTTAATTGATTCCTTATATGCGTCTCGAAGCTCATAGATTTTCTTCTTCTTTTCCTCTATGGCTTTTCTTGACTTTTCTGCTTCGCTCTCTTCTTTTTTTGATAACAGTAAAAATGCACCAGCTAACGCTCCGACCGCAGTTATTATGAGCCCCATTGGTCCGCCCAAAAATGACATCGCTGCGCTAAGTCCCTTTGTTGCAACTGCAGCAATACCTGCTGCAACTCCCTGAGCCTGTACAGCAACTGTATTTGCTATTGTTGCTGTAGTCCCACCTGCAGTGGCTAATGCATTTCGTGTTTCAGCAGCTGCTAGCGCTTTAGCCTTAGCCGCTGCAAATGTTGTAACAGCGTTATTTACAACTCGAGCAGCAGATGCTCCTTTTTCGCTTACCATTGATACAGCCATTGCTGTACCCAATGCCTTTTGTGCTACGACAAACTCTTTATATAGTCGTATGATAGGCGTGAGCTTTGAGTGTATTTTAAATGCTCCTATTAACCCAACAAGTATTGGGGCAAGGCTAGATCCAGCTGATGCAACTCTAAGCAACCCATCAGCCATCTTTAGCAGAGGCTTAGCAATAGAAATAGTCACCTCTGTGAGATTCTTAATTGTGTTCCCTAGCCCTTTAGGGAGCATATCGGCAATACCACTAGCTAACGCCATTGCCATATCACCTGCTGCAGAAGCAATTTCGCCTCGATGCGCATATAATCCGTCTACAAAAGCCTTAACGGTCTTAGCCCCTGCAGAAATGAGTTCAGGAGCGTGTTTTGCTGCAGCGGTTGCCGCATCAGCTAATACATCTCCTATTGCCTTTGCGAGCCCCTGAATACCATCCTGCTCAAATGCTTTAGACAATCCGTTTGCTGCGTCTGTTGCCGAAGTTACAATATCGCCCAAAGGGGTATCGACTGACTTGTAGAGTGATATACCTATATCCGTTATGGTGTTCTTGAATATCCCTAGCCTTGACTCAAGAGTTTTGTATCGCTCTTCGGCTTCGTGTGTGAGCGCAGTATTTTCGCCCCAGGCTTTTGTGCCTATCGACAGTGCTTTACTAAATACATCGCTTGCGCCTGATGCTCTTAATAGTGCATCTCGCATACGTATATCAGATAGACCTATCTCATCGAGTGTCTTAATCGCAGACCCGCCATTTTTGTTTATATTGTCGAGACCCTTAATAAAGCTTATGATTGCACTCGCTGCATCCTCTTCAAATGCTTTTTTAAACTCGTCAGCACTCATTCCTGCAACAGAAGCAAATTGTTCTAACTGATCGCCACCCTTTTGTGTCGCAAGACTCATCTTTGAAATTAAATTAGAAAAAGCTGTTCCTCCAGCTTCAGCTTCGATACCTACCGAAGATAGCGCTCCAGAGAACGCCATGATTTGAGCTTCAGTAAGCCCCACTTGGTGACCCGCACCTGCGATTCTCATCGCCATGTCCACAATTTCTGACTCGGTTGTAGCAAGATTATTTCCAAGCGCTACGATGGTAGATCCAAGCTTATCAAAGTTATCTTGACTCATGCCAGTTATGTTGGCAAATCTAGCAAGAGCAGTAGCTGCCTCGTCAGATGTCATGTTTGTTGCATCTCCGAGCATTACCATTGTTTTCGTAAATTGCAATAAGCTCTCATTCTTGATGCCCAGCTGACCTGCTGCCTCTGCGACTGACGCAATAGCAGTCGCTGACTGAGGCATAGATTTCGCCATATCTCGTATACCTTGCTCAAATTCAGCAAGCTCTTTATCCGTTGCATCTACAGTCTTTTTAACACCAGCAAATGCACTTTCAAAAGCAATTCCCTGCTTAATAGCAATCAGTCCTAATCCTCCCAAAGCAGTTGCGGTACTTGCAACAGCTTCAGTGACAACCTTAAGCCCTTTTTTTGTCGTGCCGGATAGCTCTCTTACAGCTTTATTAAATTCTCTGGAATCCAATATGGTTTCTATAGTAACCTTACCATCTGCCATGTAATCACCTGCCTTATATTATCAAGACAGGTTGACTCAGCTACTTATCTGTGCTCTCTCTGCTCTTTATCTTGCTTTCAATCAATGTTATTCTTTTACAGCGTGGGCATTTTATTTCGACTTCGCCGTCCATTAAATTAGCCCTACACAGTGTCTGCCCACATTCACTGCATTTGACTTTAATCATATTTTTTTGACAGGATCGCATCAATATCACCGCCATTTTCAAGTGCCTCTGCAAGTTCATTGCTAAGCGCTTCATCGATTTCAGACTCATGTGTAGGTAGTTTATATAGCGATTTCATCTCGCGATAAAACTTCTTTTCCTCGTCACTAAGCCTTGAAATGTCCATTGTCCTATAACCAATGATTTTTCCGAACTGTGTGTTCTCACTAAGCCCATTAAATAGAGCCTTGAAATTCCACCAATGCATTTCAGCGACAGACAAATCAATCTTGTATTGCTCCCAAAAAGCGGCATAAACATACTCGGCATCATAAGTAAATGAGTACGATTGTTTTTTCGATGATTTATTCTTACTATTTACAGGTGCTAAACTGTATGAATAAAACTCAATCATCTTTTCGATAGCTTCTTCAAGTTCTCCTTCTGCAAAGCTATGTGTATCTGCCCATGTTCCATAGTAAAGACGCACGCCCTTTTTGATTAACTCAATTTTGGATAAATCTCGGTCTGCCAGTAACTCAGTAAACTTAATAGAGGTGCGAAAGTCCCAGTTTATGGGAACCTCAACACCTCTTATAGTTACTGATTTGCTCGGTTTATTGGTTAATATGCTACCTATCATTTCGCTAACTCAAGCTGCATAGCTTTGCTTGTTGCAACAAGATCTTCGTTAACAGCCTCATTAAGCTCACGCAGCTTATTCATAACGTCAAACATCATCATGACATTTCGTTTTCCACCAAAGACTCTATCTCCTTCGCCTGGTCCCCAAATACTATCAATGCAACGCTTGAGCGCGTCCATCTGATTGCTGAGGACAATGTCGTCATCCTGTGAAAGATCAATTCCGTTGATTTCCTCAACAAAAGTTGCCATTTTGGACTTATATGATGTGCGAAAGTCTAGATCATAAAAATCTGCTACGAGATCCTGCCCATTTGCGAATGTTATTTTTGTATTAACCATTGTGTTGCTCCTTTATTAACCAGCTATCACTGTCTCAGTGAACTTTTTGTTTGATGTGTCGAATGTACCCACAACAACATCACTAACGCCCAAGAAGTTTCCTTCGCAAGTCATCTCGCCGTCCTCGTTGCCAAACTTTGAAACCTCTATTGCTACCTTTATTTTTCTAGCACTGAACGTCGTTGCCCCGCCTCCTGTTTTCTGATCAAGGTCGACTATGATGTAGTCTCTTTCAACATCAGCTCCAGTTCTCTGTCTTTCACCGATTTCGCAGATGAACGCAATAGCTTTTTCACTGCGAATCTGATCAGCGGAAAATGGAGACTGCCACTCATAACCTGAAATACCCTTCGATGTGGATTTCTGGTTAATATAACGCTTGCTTCTCACCTGAGCACTTGGCTCTTCATTAAGTTCCCTAAACCCTGTGCCAAGTAGCTCCATAGCTGCTGTTTCACCAGTCTTTGCACAGTCTAGATAACTTGCCTGTGCAACTCTTTTTCTAACTTCTGTTAATGCCATATCTATTCTCCTTCCTGTAGGTACACAAGCCTACAATCGATTTGATACTTTGCCCTGGATTCGTCTACATCAAAGACGTAGCCTGTTGTTAGGGCTTCAATTTTCACTGGGCATCTATTTGAGCCCAAGTCTATAAAGTTCCTATTTTTGCTTATCGACGCAAGCCAGCTAGCAAAAAGCTGAAAGAACCCGATGTTTTCAATATTTTGTCTTACATCAGCGCCGTACGCCTCTCTACTCGAAAAAACGAAGACCTGTTGACGTTCGCTGTCTCCGTTAATATATCGCTTCAAAATAAGATCTGCGGGCGATGACTCAACTGCATAACAAGTAGGGTCTTCTGCAAGATAATCTATTCCTATTCCCTCAGCAAACTTGTCAATGTGTGGGCAAGTCTTTATAAGATTTCTTATTGCGTCCATGATTATTACATCAGCCATTATCCCCTCCTTGCTATAAACTTAACTACACTAGCTAAAAGGGCAGGTCCTCGTTGTGCAACCATTCTCCGGTCCCATCGCTTACCCCTCATGCCTCTGCCTCTATTTTCATAGTACTGCTTTTTAGCATATATCTGAGGGTATACGATTTCATCGATACCTTCTACTGCGGTTCCCTTGAGCACTCCCTCTTTTTTTGGTACATAAGGGTCTGACAAACGTCTAACCTCATGGGTAAAAAACCTTTGTGCTGCACCGTTTTGATCTAGTCCTTTTTTTCTAGCTATCTTTATTGCATCAATGTCAACCTTCACTCTTATCGACATCTTCGTCCCCATCCCCTGGAGCAAACTTACGCAGCTCTTCGACCTCTTTTTCGAGGGCGTTAATATACTGTACAGGGATATAATCTCCTGCCTTCCACTCTTTTGCCATTATTCAACCTCCAATTCAAAGTGCTGTACTAACTTGCTACCATACCTATTATCAACTACCTTAGTAATCTTCATCACATCATCAAAGTCACGCAATAGAGCTTTAAAACCACCGCTATCAGCGTCGTTCATATCAAAATCGACAATTCCCTTAACAACAATATCTGCATTGTCTAAAGTGTAATTTGTGACCTTGTCGCTACGTTTAAATGTCTTAGGCTTGAGGTATGTTTTCTCTTCCGAGTCAACTTTTAACGGGATAAAAACTCTTGTATGATTCGTGCTTTTAACTCCCGCTGATTGCGAGATGTTTATAGCTTGTGAGTCTTGCCAGTTAACCCCTCTGAGAAATGTCCTTGCGTATTTGTATTCACCGCTATCATTGTCATAATAGCGATTAAAAAGTGTAATATCCGCATTTGTCAGCATTATTCTACCCCTCTATACATTAAACCTGTATTCATTAGATATTTAGCTACAATGCTATGCTCTAGCGAAGCCTGGCTTGTTCCTGTGTTTACACCAGTTTGGATTCCTAATGAGTCAAGGCCATCTGCATAACTAACAGTATGATCTCCGACAGTTTCCGACTTTATAGCTTTACTGCCTTCGTCGCGTGCCTTAGCCACCTCATACTCAAAGTCCATGAGCTCAATCATACACTCTTTAACTGTTTCGGACACAGGCTCTTTGATACGTCCGAAGGTATAGTAGTTGATGGTATTCCTAGCTTGTCTTTCATACTTAACAAAAGCGGTCTGGGGGATTTCTCCCCCATAAGCTTTATACTCCTCATATGTCAGATACATAGCTCTACCTACTTAGTAGCTACAAGAACCACTGCCTTTGTTACCTCTGCAGACTCAACAGTCACTGTGTCTGTCTGAGGTGCATATCCAGATGCCTTAATCTTTACTGGATATGTTCCAGCTCTTAGATTAAACTCTGCAACACCGGCAGCATTAGTCTTTAGTCTTGAACCGTTAACCTCAACAGTTGCGCCTTCGATTGCGACAGTCTTGTTCTTTACAGTGAATGTAACTTTCTGAGTTGTCACAGGTGTAGCTGGCTCAAGATAAGCAAATGGACAACCTGTTCTGTCCTCGTTCATTCTTGTAGCTGGATTTGGCATTGCCCAACCCATTCTGAATACAACTCTTAGGGCAATCATATCCTGCTGCGCGAGGTTATATACAATCTCCTTTGTCTGTGGGTCCTGGATTACGCCTTCTGTTAGTAGCTTAAATGTTACATCCTGACGGATTGAGTACACAAGCTTGTTGAAATCACCAACAATCAGCTGCGCAATCTTCTTGTCAAAGCTTCCATTGTCAGGGAAGTACAAAGGTGCTCCGTCAAGGCCGTATGATGTTGCCCCCTGCAATGTTGACATGAAGATTGGATGTCCGTCTGTACCCTTAAGCCCTCTGAGCTTTGCCTTCATTCCTGTTGATGCGATAGCTCCAGAGTGAACATATCCGTCCTCCTCGATCTTGTTTAGCACGCCACCTTCATCCATGATAAGTGTGAACATGTCTTTTGAACCAGGAGCGACGTTGTTGCCTGACTGTCTCGCCATTGTAATCACGTCGTTCTGCCACTCTCTTGGTCTGTTAACACCGAACAGGATTGCGCTATCAACCTTCTGTCCGATTGCCTCAATTACCCTAGGCTTAATCTCGCCTATGATATCAAATTCTGCATCATCTAGCACTGCCTCAGGAATTGGAACGATAACTGCGAGTTCCCCTGCTGTGAGATACACATTATCCCATGCCATATCACTAGTCTGCTTCATGCCTGTGTCGCCATCTACCCAGTAAGCCATTGGTAGAATGTCGGTTACTCTGATTCTTGTTGTCTTTGAGCTCATGTTTGGCAGCTTCTTACCAAGACTCAAAACAACTGATTCCTTTGGTGTGTCCTGAAAAATTGCTGGAGTCACCTGCTCCCTGATTAGAGCTTCAACTTTTTCTCTTGTTACTACGTTTACCATAATATTATTCCTTTCCTAAAAGATTTCTTATTGCTGTGTTAACTTCTTTGTTCTTGTCATCAGACCCTGTTCCACCAGTTGCTCCCGGAGTGGATCTAACGATAACTGGCTGTGTGTCATCATTAAAGAGATAATCGTTATTCTCTCTGATGGTTTTTAGCTGCTCATCAAGACCGACAATGCTGTCTCCGTTAAGCTTAAGCCCTGCCTCATCAAGTAGCGCTCTTACTGCTTTGCTGTTCTTCGCACCTGCAGTTCTCAGCGCTCCGTCAAGAGCATATCCAAATTGCAGCCTTTCGATTTCGGCTTTGCTATTCGACTCTGCCTCGGTAGCTGCGTCCTTGTACTTTTGCACTTCACCTTTAAGCCCATCGATATCGACATCCTTAAACTTCTCAAGTGTCTCGTTCGCAGTTTTAAGCAGCGATTTAAGGTTGGTCTCTGAGGTTTTATATCTTTCGATGTCATTACCATTTTCGGTCATGATAGTATCTACAGCCTCCTTGACCTTATCCTCGGCCACTCCTAGTCCCTTAAGGAGATTTTCAATAACTTCTCTTTTCATGATGTTTTTCCTTTCTCGGTACGCTTTTATACGAGGTTGCTTCTCCTCCGTGTACATGATTACGCTCTGTACTAAGCTAATTTTTTGTATAACAAAAGACAGCTATATAGCTGCCTTAAGTATCGTTATTTGTTCACTAAAAAACACACCCTGCCTGAGTGTGTTTATATCATTGGGATAAACTCGCCTATGGTTTTAGGATACTAATTCATATAGTAAATATTGTCATATATTTCCTGGAGCTTTTTACCCTCGTCATTATAAAATTCCAATTTATCATCAAAACCTACTTCCATGATTTTCTCATTCATAGCATCCAAGAAGTCCGATTTCGATGCATTTTTTAGATATTCTTCACTATAATATTTCTTCAAGTACCTGAAGTCATCAGGTTTATAAATCAAAATACTTTCCATATATTTCCACCTCCCCAAATTATTTAGAGTTACACTGTATCAGTATTCTTTTATCCGGATTAATTGCTATGTTGCATTTATCACTTTTCAAAAGAATGCTGCGCTCTCCTAATTTGCTTACTTGTTCTTTTCCAACTCTTCCCGATTTCAAGCAATCAATCAAAGCCTCAATTGAAACACCAGGTCTATTATATTTCTGGTTTAATGCCGAATTCCCAATCACTCTTCCAACAAAATGAGACGCATATCCTTCTATCTGTAAACCTAACGGTGTTTGTACTCCCACTAAATTATTTTGCACGGCTCTACTATACGCATCATATACTTTATAACTCAGCAGTGGGCTTATCTCTCCTTTGCTTACCAAAAATCTATAATCCATTAGATTCTTATAGGCAGGAGAATTATTATATTTGGCATCATAGTATTTGTCAAGCACTTTTAATTCGCTGCTTTCAGCTCCGATTGACTTTAACCAATCTATATGGTGCTTAATTGCTACATTCCTTGCCCTTTGTGCAGCACTTCTATCAAATCCTACAATCTTACCGGACGCATCTTTTACGGCATGAACTTGAGTTCTAGTCGTATCGACGCGCCTATCTGTGGCCTTGCAGAAATGTTTCAGCTCCGCTTCCTTACGCTTTAAATTGACCGCAGTGCTCTCCATCTCGTATTTTATGCTCTGCCTTAAGGTATCATCTTTTGTCTCGTTGTAAGCAGAATTCAAACCAGCCAAGTATCTCTTTTCTGCTCGAATTGCTCTTTCATATGATCTCTGCTTCTGTCCTGCTTCGTAATTAGTGTATGTCTCTCCACCATATTCATAGGTTTTGCTATCCAAACTATCTAGGTATTCCTTCGAGTAAGTTCTCTCAGTCCCTTCGTAGTAAGCGTAAAAACTGTGTCTGCAGTTCCATCCACAAAGTCCTTCACCCGTACCGTAGCCCGTAATATCATAAAAAGAGCCATATCCCTTGCTTTTACCACTAAGACTGTATACCCCGCCTTGCCAATCGGCGTGTGACGGTCTCGCTCCAGAATGTGCGGTAACCTCTACCAAATCCGTGCCTATTTCGTCGCAATATAACATGTTAAGTTCGGCAGAAGATTGATTTACTCCGGTGAGCACAGCTCTGCGAACTGCAACATCTAGCTTGTCGATGTGACCTGTAGGATACTGTACGGTAAGTCCTGATTTTGCGACCTGCTTGATAGCATTTTTAATAGCAAAATCATAAGTAAAAGCACCCGAACTTACCTGCATATTAGCAAGATTAACAGCGTTAATAAAGGCGTTTTGTCCTTGACTAGCAGTGGTCCTTGTAAGATTCTTAACCACGCCTTTAGTCTTTCTTATATGAGATGATAGCAAGTTACCCATTGCAACATTTGACGCATGATCTATAGGTGTCTTTCCTGCTATTGCAGCTCTGAGGTTCTCGCTTTCCATGTTCTCAAAATTGGCCTCTTCGAAGACTCTAGTAATTTCAGCTTCCGTCAAGCCCGATACCTTAGATATGCTATTAACAATATCTTTATATAGTATGTT